AGACAGGGCGAACTTGGCGGCGGTCAAGCACTCCCTGGCGTCCCAGAACTGATTGGCTACGACCCTGCGTTCGGACGCCTCGTTGACCGCCTCATTGACGACGATGTCACCGACCTACCGCAAACCGTCAAACATCGAGTTCACGCCAATATGCGCGGCTTCGGTGTGTATGACAGCGACGCGGCACGACTCGGACGCGGATTCAACGGTGTCGTCCAACACTTCTTCACCGAAGTGTTCGGCAAAAAAGAAGCGTTCATCAACCGCTCCCCAGCGTTCCGACAGTTTTACTACGCGCAAGTTCGTAACTTGCTGCCACGCATGGACGCGGAAGAAGCCCAAAAACTCATCAAAAACATTGAAGAGGCGTATCTTGACGAGGTCGGTCAAGTATTCAAGACTGTCAAAGAAGCTGTGGCCGACGAGAACGGCATTTACCGTATCGGCTCAGAACTGTTGAACGAAACCGAATATCAAGCTCGTCTTGCAGAAGTGACGGCGGCACGCAACGCCAAAATGGAAGGGTTCTCCGACCAATGGGCACGCCGTTACCTTGGCGGCGGTCGGCTGTCGGAGCGTGTCACGGGCAAATCGTTGTGGGACGAAATCAAAGAACAAGCGGCACGCACCGAACCGGTGTCAGGTTCAACGTTTACCGCCGACCAAGTGTCGCTCGCCGCACGCGGGTACGCCGCAGAGGAAACAAAGAAGTTGTTCTACAACGCTTCTGAAGTGTCGAACCTTGCGGACATCATGCGAATCGTGTCACCGTTCGGTCAGGCATGGGCTGAAGTGATGAAAGCCTGGTACAAGCAGGTGTTAGTCAACCCAAACCGGTTGAAGAACATGTCGGTCACGTTCCGTGGCGTGCGTGACATGGACCCTGACGGTGACGGTAAAGGGTTCTTGTACACCGATCCTGTGACCGGCGAAATGATGTTCAATTACCCGTTTGTCCCCGGCATGGCATCGATCATCTTCGGTACTGCTGGTGGTCTGGCCGGTCAAACTTTGTTCGGTCGCACACCGCTCGGGATGGCCGGCGCAGGTCTGCTCGGAGTCGGTGCGGGTGCTGTGACCGGCGCATATGTAGGCGGCAAAGCAGAAGATGAAGGTTTGTCGGCGACACTTGCCGCACCGGTCAAATCTGCGAACATGGCGTTGAACGTCCTCCCATCTGTCGGGCCTGTCGTCCAGATCGCCGCCAACAAAATCTTGCCGGACAAACCACAGTATGACGATGTCCGCAGGTTCTTGATGCCGTACGGCACCGTTGAGCCGACACCAGGCGGCCTGTTAGAGCAGGCAATCCCGTCGTGGGCGAAGAAACTTGGTCAGGCGATCACCGCTGACCCTGACAACGACCGGCTGTTCGGCGACATGTACGTTGACGCATACCGCGCCTTGTACGCGTCCGGCGAGTTTGACCGCAACGATCCCGAAAGTATGCGCGAGTTGGATCGCCGCGCCCGTTCTTCCGCACGACACCTGCTGCTCCTTCGTTCAATCGGACAGTTCGTCGGTCCCGCTCGCCCCGACGTTGTGTTGAATGTCCCCACGAAGTACGAGGGCGAAATTGACATTGCCGACATTGAACGGTTTGTGGTAGAGGGCAACGTCCCGAACAACTTGTTGTCCAAGGCGTACCGGTACTTCCAAGAAGAAGATTTTGATACTGCTGTTGAACGGTTTATTGAGACGTTCGGTGATGACACGTTGATGTACACCGTCGGTTCGACAACGTCGATTAGTCGCGGGTTGGATGCGTCCCGCGAGTTCGGCAACTGGGAACGCGGAAACGGTCAGTTCAAAGACACCCACGACCAAGTGTTTGGGTATTTCGCTCCTGTCGGTTCACAGTTTGATATGGAAACGTATCTGCGCCAGTTACGTTCCGGTGATCGTGAGCGGCGCAGCGACCCGAAAGAAATGTTGGAAGAAGCCGAAGCAGTTGTCGGTCGCGCAATGTACCGCTCCTTTTTGCGGGCGTTCGGTTCGTCACCGACGGATGCCCAACAGCAGATGGCCCGCAACTACAAACTGTATTTGCAGCAGGCGTTGCCAGGGTATGCAATCCAACCGTTCAACGTGAATGAACGAGCTGAGATCATCGGTCGTCTAGAAGACGCATCTCGCGATGTGCTGGTAGCGGACAACCCTGTGGCCCGCGCAGCACAGGTTTACTTTGACGAACGTAACCGTGTCATCGCTATTGCTAACTCTCGACGCGATCAGCCTGCGCTAGCTAATCCGTTGTCTGGGAAAAATAATGCCGATCTTCGCGCCTATCTACGCTATGTAGGTGAGACACTTGTAAGGCGATACCCAGACTTTGATCGCATGTTCAGCAGAGAGTTGTTCCGCGAAGTGGACGTAGACGGTTAGGACACGACATGGCAGACGACATGGAAACACCACAAGACGACGAACTTGTCTTCGGGGAAGACGCTCTCGCGGCATTCTTGATGGCCGGTATCGGCAACGAAGAACTACCGCCGTCCATTGAACGTATGGTGCTGGACGAAACGACAGGCAAACGAGAACTGTCTGATACCCCCGGTTTGGTTGATGACCGTGGCGTCATCCAGATGATTGAAACGGAACTACCTGACGGCACGGTACAGAAGAAGCCGTTCTATTACGACTTGGATCGTGACCCGCAGGCCGCGTACAACAGTTTGTCGCCGGAACGCCGCCAGTTCATCCTAGATGTGATGGGTGATCGTGGTGTTCCGACGGGTACTTGGCAGCAGAACGTGCGTGCGTTTGAGGTTTTGTATGGTGAGGCGAACCGGTTCGGTAAGACTGCTGATGTGATGTTGGCTGACATTATTGAGAAGGTGCCTCCGACGAAGACTCAGTCGCGTGTTGCCCCGTACAGGGTTACGTCGTCGCAGGATTTGAAGACGGTGTTGAAGCAGGTGTCGAGGCAGACGATTGGCCGCGAGTTGTCTGATGGTGAGGCTGACCGGTTTGCGGCGGCGTATCAGCAGCAGCAGCGTGAGTATCAGCAGCGTTTGGGTTCGCAGTCTGGCGGGACGGTTGAGCAGGCTCCGTCGGCTGATGTGGCTGCGGAGCAGTTTGTGCAGCAGTATGCGCCGACTGAGGCTAATGCGTACAAGTTCTTGGGTTATTTTGACCAGATGGCGAACAGTCTTGGGAGCAGAATCTGATGGCCGGTCCAATCTCTAATGCAGACATCAGCGAACTAGCGAAAGTTTGGCGTCCCGAAGTCATTGACTTTCTGCGTACCGGCGACTACAGCGGTATAGGAGTTGACGAACGCAGGATTCTGACACGTTGGAAGCAGAACCCGTCCGCTGTATCACGCGATCTTCTTATCCAGTTTGGCAAACTTGACCAGATTGATAGCGCGTCTGTCGACGCCTTCCTCCAAGAGTGGTACAGGGGTTACAACCAGCGTGAGGTTTCTGAAGAACCTGCTCCCGAACCACCGTCGCCTGTGGCCACAACTATCCCTGGTGGCGCCCCCGGCCAAGTCCCTGTTGGGTCGGTTCCGATTGATACCAGCATTGAACCTGGTGAAACGACGCGCCCTTCGCTAGAACAAATAGCGGAGTCCCAAGCTCTCGCGGCGTACGCTGGGGCTGCTGGTGTGACGGGTGTAGCCCGCGAACCTGGACGAACGCCTGCCCCGGCAGCGGCACCTTCCGAACCCGGAGGTTTTCCTAGCGGCGTTATTTCTGATGTTGGCGACACGGAAGCGGACAGCAACATCCCTGAAGACTGGCGTGAAACCGCTCGCGAAATGTACCCCAACTACTACGCAATTGTCCGTAACATCCCAGAAATCGCCGCGCTCCTAGAACGCGCTGTCGCCCAAGGATACACACCAGAAAAGTTCCAAGCCGAACTAGAACAAACCAACTGGTTCCTCCAAACATCCGGTGCTGCACGCGAATGGGAAATCAACAGCAACCGTGACCCTGCCAGCGCACAACGCCTCATTGACGAGCAACGTGTCTCAATCCGCGACATGGCACTCGCCACATTCGGCGTCCGACTCTCCGAAGAACGGCTGACCCAACTTGCCGTTGACAGTCTTAAGTTCAAATGGTCGGATCGGTTCCTGCAAAACGCTATCGGTGACGTAGCCACCACCTCGACCGCAGGCATCACCCAGCTCCGCGAAGGCTACATCGGCCAACAGTTGCGTAAAACCGCGAACGATTACGGCATCGCTGTGTCAGACGCCACGTTCAACCAATGGGTGAACAAAGTCGCGGTCGGCCAAGAAAGCACCGCGTCGTGGGAAGATTACGCGAAAGTACAAGCAAAGAACTTGTTCCCATCTATCGCCGATCGTATTGACGCTGGCGAGAACTTCCAGCAGATCGTTGACCCGTACCGGCAATCCGCAGCCGCGCTCCTCGAAATCGACGGCGGCGACATTGATTTCACACAGCCGGATTGGATCAAAGCGATCACCCAGATGGATGACAAGGGGAATCAGCGGCAGATGTCGTTCACCGAAGGGAACGATTATGTGCGGCAGAACCGGTCGTTCGGTTACGAGTACACAGAGCAGGCTCAACGTCGCGCCTACCAGGTGGCGAATCGTTTGGCTGACCTGTTCGGGAAGGTCTGACCATGAGCATGACAGAAACCCAACAGTCCGCGTTCGATGTCATACGCGATCTCCTAGACACCTACGGTCTGTCCGAACTGTCAGATTTCGTCGGCAACTTCATCGTGCAACAAGATGTCATCGATGAGAACGTGCTGATTGGGCAGATTCGTGAACGCCCCGAATACCGGCAACGATTCGCCGCGAACGAAGCTCGTCGGGCAGCAGGACTCAACGTCCTATCAGAAGGCCAATACATCGCGCTAGAAAACACCTACCGGCAATATCTACGGGCATCCGGCCTACCGTCAGGGTTCTACGACAGCAACGACGACTTCCAGAACCTCATCGCCAACGACGTATCACCAGGCGAACTCGCTGAACGAGTCAACCAAGGATACGAAGCAATCCGGTTCGCCGACCCAGAAGTTGTCTCCCAGATGCAAGAACTGTACGGCGTCGGAGAAGGCGAACTCGCCGCATACTTTCTTGACCCTGAGCGTGCCACTCCCGTGCTGTTGCAACGCGCACAGGCCGCACAAACCGCTGCCGGTGCCGCACAAGCCGGTATGCAACTCACCACCGAAGAAGCAGAACAATTGGCGCAAGAAGGCATCACACAACAACAGGCACGCGCCGGGGCAGCGTTGATTGAACAAACCGAAGAACTGTTCCAGCCGACCACAGGCGAACGCGAGCCAGCGTTCACCCGCGAAGAACAACTGGGTGCCGTGTTTGGGACAGACCCTCGCGCCGCGCAACGTCTTCGCCAGCGCACTCGTCGCCGTCAGGCAGAGTTTGAGGCCGGTGGAGGGTTCGCCACAGGCGCTGGTGGAGAAGTCACCGGTCTGCGATGAAATTAGCCACCAAAGTCGTCAAAGCGTACATGGGTGCCACAGCGTCCTGCAGGATCGCCCACAACATCGCCGACCCGCGACTCGCATTGGGATGGGATGTGTTCACCGAAGCGTCAAAAACAGGTGGTGTATTCGCTGCTCTGGTCGCAGTCGGTGTCGGGTGGCAACGCTACCAAGAACACGCTGCTGATAAGCAGTAGACACAACATGTTGTGGTACACTTTCTGACGATGCCAAGATATGGCAGGAACCCCGCTCGGCGGGAGACATATGCAGCACCGTCATCTGCCTCCGGGTGACGGTTGGGCGAAGGAGTGTACATAGCATGGACAGCGACATCGACCGCGATGACGAGCAAGAAGGCCGCAATCCGCTACGCGACCGGATGAAGCAGCTTGAAGCCGAAAACGCTGAACTGAAAGCGCGAGCCGATGAGGCATCCGCAGCAGCCCGCGAACTGGCGTTCGTGAAAGCAGGGGTAGACCCCAGCCTTCCGATCACCAAGTACTTCATGAAGGGCTACGACGGAGAACTCACCGCCGAAGCAATCAGAGAAGCAGCAGTCGAAGCCCAGTTGATCCGCGACGCACAGGCAGAACAGGTGCAAGCCGAAGCCCAAACGTGGAACCGTTCCACGCAGATGGCTGCGGATTCCTCCAACGAACCGCCTGTCGACTGGGGACAACGAATCTCTAACGCGAAGAACGCGGCAGAGGTTGAGGCGTTGCTGGCCGAAGCAAAAGCAGCCCAACAGATTTAGCCTCGGAAACACCGGGGCTAACCACCCGGAAGGACAGCCGAAATGGCATACACCCAGACTTCATCCCTCTCGGTCGACCAGCAGGCGTTTGATCGCATCGCGTTTTTCGCGTTGCGTTCGGAACTGTTGTTCGACGCCGTCGCCGATGTGCAGCCGACCAACCAGTCGATGCCCGGTTCAACGGTCACGTTCACCATTTTCAACGACCTCGCCGCAGCGACCTCGGCTCTGACTGAGACGAGCGATGTGACCGCCGTCGCGATGAGCGACAGCCAGGTCACCGTGACCCTCGCTGAGTACGGCAACGCCGTGTTGACCACCGCCAAGTTGCGTGGCACCTCGTTCCTCGACGTTGATACCGTCGCCGCGAACGTCGTCGGCTACAACGCTGGTATCTCCATCGACAGCATCGTCCGCGACGTTCTCGCTGGTGGCACCAACGTCAATTACGCGACCGGCGGCGCAACCGACCCGACCTCGCGCGCAACCATCGCCGACGAAGACATCATCGCTGCCGATGACCTTCGCAAGGTGACCGCCCAGCTCCGTGGCGACAACGTCCCCACTTTCAACGGCCTGTACATGGGTTACATCCATCCCGATGTGTCCTACGACCTCCGTTCGGAGACTGGTGCTGCCGCATGGCGCGACCCGCATGTGTATGTCGACACCGACATGGTTTACAACGGTGAGATCGGCGCGTTTGAGGGCATCCGTTTCATTGAGACGCCTCGCGCCCCTCTGTTTGAGGACGGCGGTGCTTCAACCACCGACGCTTACGCGACGCTGGTGATGGGCCGTCAGGCTCTCGCCAAGGCTCACTCCATCACCGACGGCAATGGCCCGAACCCGTCCATCGTGCGCGGCCCTGTGACCGACACCTTGGAGCGTTTCCAGCCGATCGGCTGGTACTGGCTCGGCGGTTACGGCCGGTTCCGCGAGGCTTCGCTTCGCCGGATCGAGTCGTCGTCCAGCATCGGCGCGAACAGCTGATTCGCAGCCTTCTAGTGCGTCTGCCCCCTGCTTCGGCAGGGGGCTTTCGCCGTTGTTGCGTCGGTTGCATATTTCGTGTAATCTGGGGTTCTACAACTGAACGCCGCCTGTTCTCTTGTTCGCCCTAAGAGCATTTGGACAAAAGGCAAACTCCCCCTGGCACGGGACGATGAAGCCTCCCCATAGGGCTGGGGGGGCTTCTGACGTTGTGGCCGGATGGTACAATGACAGCACGACTACGACCGAAGGTAGATCATGAGCATTTCTAACTACGCTGAGAACAAGTTGTTGGACACGATTGGCGGGACTTCGTTCTCGGTGACGACCGCGTATCTCCAGTTGCATACGGGTGATCCGGGTGAGGATTGCACATCGAACGCTGCGACGGAGTCGACTCGTAAGGCTGTGTCGTTTAGCGCGGCGTCGTCTGGTTCGATGGCGTCGTCTGCGACTGTTGAGTGGACGAATGTGTCTACGACGGAGACGGTGACGCATTGGTCGTTGTGGGATGCGTCGTCGGCTGGTAATGCGTTGTGGTCGGGGGCGTTGGCTTCGTCTGCTGCGTTGACGGCTGGTGATACGTTTCAGATCACTTCGTTGACGTTGACGCTTGACTGATGGCAACTAATTTTCCTGGTTCGCAGGATTCGTTTACGAATCCGACTTCCAGCGATACGCTGGATAGTCCCGATCATGCGGCTCAGCATGCGGATGTGAATGATGCTGTTGAGGCTATTGAGTTGGCGTTATTGGATGGTGCGCCGTTAAAGATTGATGACGCGAATGAGCGTGTCGGTATCGGTACAACCGCACCCGCTGAAGAACTCCACATCCTGAAAGATCAGAACGGCGACATGACGCAAGTTTTGATTGAGAACCTAGACCAGCGTGTTCGGATCGGCTCGTACTATGAGTTGGGTGTTGGTCAGTACGGAAAGATTCAGTCTGAGCAGGATGCTGGTGGGGACGTTGCGCTTGTACTCAATCCTGAGGGTGGCAATGTCGGTATCGGTACAAGTAGCCCACAAACACGCCTCGGAGTCAGCGGTGACATCGACATCGTTGGCAACGACCGTTCCATTGTGTTTGGCCGTCAGAGCGAGACAGGGCCATTCGGGCTAGAAGTGTGGGACAGCGGTGCGATCCAAAGTTCGCTTTACTACCGCACCACGCCCGATGCGTGGTCGTTTGAGAACAGTAGCGGAACTGACATTCTGACTGTTGACATACCGAACCAGCGTGTCGGTATCGGTGACTCCACACCGTCGTACAAGTTGGATGTCAACGGTGACATCAACACGACAGGGCGATACCGCATTGACGGGACACAGCAAGGTGTCTGGACTTCTTACACACCGACGTTGTACACAGGCAACTATTCGGGTAGCCCTACTCACACTTTGGGTTCGGCAGGCTCAATCACGGCTAGGTACTGTGTTTGGGGAAATGTCGTTTTTGTGCAGATGGATGTTTCTTACGGCACCTTTACCTCTGGCAACTCGACAAAACAACCTCGCTTTTCTGTCCCCAGCGGTCTAAGGGTTGTTCCGACAAGAGGTATCGGCAACACTCAGGGCGATTTCATGGGGATCGGAAACATGAGCGGCTACATGACCCACGACTACATCGGGGCGATGATGGCGTTCAACAGCGGAAGCCACTCCAGTAACGGATTCATCCAATGGACTCAGGCAGACAGCAGTTCTGCTGGCGGAAACTACAACGCATACGACGCCATGTATGACCAGTCCAGTTACTTCAATGATGACTATGTGACCGCTTATGGGAGGATCGTTATGAGCGGCTGGTACAGGACGGACGCACTATGATAAAAACTGCTACCTGCCAAGTTCAAGACTGCCCGCACAACGGCGAACTGTATCGAGTAAATGTGGGTGCAGAAGAAGCCGTTATCGAATGTGGCGGTTGCGGTAACGAGATTGGACTGGTTGACACAGACGAAGAATCTGTAGGCCGCTATGTTCCGACACAGGAAGAACAAAATCGTGTGGAAAGAAACAGACTTCTTGAACTGTCAGATTACCGTATGGTATCCGATGCGCCGTGGGACACGGCAGCATGGGCAACCTACCGACAAGCGTTACGTGACCTACCCGCCCATGCTGATTGGCCGAATGTAGAGTTTCCTACGGCACCACAATGAGGTGAACTGTGTCAATCACCTACAACAGTTCCACAATCTCATATTCTGATAGCAGTAAGCAATACAATCAGACTGCCGTAACGCACACGGTTACAGCCAGCGGCTCAGGAACAGGTGGCTCATCAAGCACAGAAAACCGTATTGTCCCTCGCACCGCTACCGGCTCCGGTACAGGCACATCGCTCAACGCAATCGTCCACAAACAGTTACGGACAGCTACAGGGTCAGGTGGGGCAACCACAGGCGACACCGCCACAGGACTCCACACTCAGATTCGTACAGCCACAGGCACAGGTGCGGGCGGGTCGTCAGCCACCGGACTCCACAAACACCTGCGGGCAGCGACAGGTTCAGGCGACGGCACATCAACGTCCACAGAACTTCGCATTGTCCCTCGTACCGCCACCGGGTCAGGCGACGGCACATCAGCTTCAACAGAACTGCGTATCGTTCCTCGTGGTGCTACAGGCTCAGGGGCAGGCACCCAAACCGCTACCGGCCTACACAAACAACTGCGATCTGCCACAGGTACAGGCGCAGGGGCAGACATAGCAGGCACATGGATCAAGAGTTTGATCTTCCGGCCACCAGTAGACGACGATTTCCCATTCGCCAAATACCCGCCACGCGGCAAAGCACACCGCCTCTACGGATTCTTCGCGCCAGGACAACGCGCCCGCAACATCTACAAACTCACCGACGGCACATTCACCACCGTCGACCCACGCAACGACAACCTCGTCGTCAAAATCTACCTCGGCGCACACGCCAACTTTGTCACCGCAGACGAGAAAGCCGACCTCGTCGCAGCAGGATACGAGGTCACCTAATGGCAACCTTCACCCCACCCACCGACAACCTGTACAACCTCTCCGACTTCGACGTAGACCAGCCGTTCACCGCAGAACGCCGCCTCGCCTACTCGTTCCTCCGGCACTACGCCGCCCTGCCACGCGGACGCAACGTATTCAAACTCTCCGACGGCACCTACGTCGAGAACGAACCAGCCGACATGTCAACCGTTGTCATCACCTACTACGGCGGGCACGACCACACCGTCGACGCGACAGAAGCGGCAGCGTTGACAGCAGCCGGGTACGGCGACTACATCACCTAAACTGTTCCCCATGAAACATCGTGAAGTCCACCCAAATCTTGATGTTGAAGGCTGTTTCGGTTGCCGTGTCGCCCATGTCGGTTTCTCTGCCGCTGCTATGCCGTCACGGAGGGTCGCTACGAACGACATTGACGCGACTGAGCGACGCTGGTCGAAAGACATGGACGCCTACAAACGGTTGAAACGAGACGGTTTACAACCCGCGCACATTGACGGTGCCGCTGAAATCGAGAAAAAGGCCGATCATCCGTCGCAAGTCGTAACTGGCATCTTGTAGTACAATAGGCGCATGGCTGTGTACCGTGGCAAGAACGTCGAGTTGAACTCG